TGCAATTAATTCCATTCTCATTTGAGATTGGCTCATTAAAGCATTAACACCAGTTGCTGTTTTATTTAAGCTATCAGCATCTAAACCTTGATTGTATCTTGTAACACCAGTTCTAGATTCTCTGACTGTATCTAAATATTCTAATAATGGAAAAGCCTGTTGCGAAATAGTTTGTGATTGCATTGGCATCATAACTTGGCTTGGTGGTTGTTTAGTTCTTACCACTCCACCAGGTCTTGATGTAAGTAAATCATCAAGATTTACCATTCCATCCATTATGGCTACTCTGTTATTATTAGTTAAATACATATTATCTAATAACTGTCTCATAACAGTTGATTTAACTAATTGAACATCTTCTACTAATTCTGCAACTGATCTACCATAAAATCTATGTGGCATTGGAATTGGAGTTAATGAACAGAAAGGAATATTATCACATGGCATATTCTCTAAAATTTCATAACCAGTTCCTGCAGTTATTATTTTACGAAGTTCAGCAACACCATCGCCATCCATATCTACTTTGACATAACACTCATAAATTTCAATGTCTGAAGTGCTATCATCTGGAGAATTTTCTACTGGACTTTCATCTATATCAGAATTTCTAACTAAACTTTCATCATTATATAAAATATTATTTGAAGTAGGTAGGTTATTAATAATATCTTCGTCATAACCCATTTCAATTAAATCGGATCTAGTTTTTAAAACTCTATGAGCTACAAAATTTGCATCTTCAATAGATTTAGCTGATTTTTGAATTAAAAATTCTTCTGGTGGTATATTTTCTATTTTAACTTTACCAGCAGTTCTAAATCTTTTTATTACACAATTATGTAAATAAGGTGTTGGAACATCCTCAACTTCTTGACCATTAAGTGCAGCTTCAGCTTTTAATTGTTCTAGTCTTGTAACTGCATACTCATCTACAAATTTTTCTTCTGATACAACTTCTATATCAGTCTCAAGCATTAATAAATCGTATTCGTAGTCACTTAAATTTTCGTAAGTTTCTTGCTCTACTTTTTGAGCATCATCCCAATAAACTTTTACAATTCCATTTTTTTCTAATAAAGCATCCTTAAACCAAGTATAAAAAATTGAAAAACCATTATTATCTTTGTTAAAAATATAATTTATATAATTTGTTACTTGATCAGCTAATGGTACATCTTCTGATTTTACAGGCTCACATCTAACTACTTGATCAGATGAAGTAAAAACTCTTAAAAGGTTTGGCAAGATTGTTTCTATTGTGTCAGATACATCTGTGCTTATAACCTGGCTTCTGCCATCTTGTTCAGTACCTAGTTTATCACCCATGTAGTATTCAAGTGATTTTCTTCTTTGGTCTGATAGCGCACCACCTAAAAAACCCATTGAGTTATTTATTTCTGATGAAATGATGCTTTTAATTTCTATTTCTGATACTTTTTTTACCATAACTTTTTAAACTATATAATTTGTATTTATAGGAACTTGTTTTTTCCAATTAGAGAGGTCTATCCCTTGCCCAACAAATCCAGTTCTGAAAGCATCTGCACAATGACTTGCATAAGAGTGCATGGGTTTAGACTTAAACACTTGTGCCTTATCATCCCATTTTTTTGAGTAGGCTTTTAAATATTCAATGCCTGTTGCACACTTATCTATGTCAAACCAGCAATTTACTAAATTTTTTCTGACAGCTTCTATGCCATCTTCAATACTAATCTTTGGAGCTACCTCACCTGCGATGCCTAGCTCTAATAAACTATCTAATCTTGTTTTACCAAAATTGCCAAGCTCTCTAACTTTAACATCATGTGGTAAAATATGAGTGCTATAATCATAACTTTTATTTCTTAAAATATCAGCATAGTGATCTAAACCATGTCCAGTATTTTCATAATAATCAATTAATCTTATTTCACCTTTATGCTTTTGCACAAACCATATTGCAGTTTGGTCATTCATTCCCAAATCCCACCAGGTTTCTACATCTAAATCTTCATCAAAAAGATTAGACACCATTCTTTTCTGTTTTGCTAAATCCTCTATTATACTTCCATAATATGATCCTGTTATTGCTGCTTGAAACGAACACTCAAATTCTTGTTCGTATAAGTCTTTGGACATTACATCTTTAGCAGCTTGTAATTCCTCATCGTCTAAAATTTTTGTTTCACTTGCTTTATAAGTACAAGCATACCATTCTTTATTCTGGATTGCCCTTTGGTATAATTGATAAAACGAATTTCTACCTTTTGGAGTTCCAATAAATATGCACCAACCTTTTCGGTCTGCCAAAGCTGGTCTTATGACTTCTGGAAATAGTGTTGGTTTAATAGATTGTGTTTCGTCAAATACACAACCATCTAAACTAATACCTCTTATGGCTTGATCATTTTCTGCGCCCAAAATTGTTATTCTAGCACCATTCGGTAAATCGCAACGAAGCTCACTCTCATTGAATTTAGTGCCTGGTATTTTTCCTGCGAACTGTTTGATGTAATCCCATGCTGTTGCCTTTCCTTGTAGCCTGTATGGGCTTATAAAGGCATATCTGGGGTTAGGTAGCTTGTTAGTTAAAGCTGCCTTGAGCATATGATTAATGGTCATTACAGTTTTACCTGCTCTACGATGTAGAACACATACACTAAACCTATGTTTATCTATTTGCTTATGTAGTATCTGCTGCAAAGCTCTAGGCTTATAAGGTATAACTATATTTGGCATTTTTAAAAAAAATTAATGTAAAGTTACATCCTGTGGTGTGAATAAAGGTTCTATTCCAAGATCATCCATAATCTTATGAGAAAAATTATTACATTCTTTTAAATTATCAAAACCATCAAAGTGTACGATCACACTATTAGTAGATTCCATTACATAAACGATAGCTGTATAACCAACTTTTTTATCATTAAATTCGTACATTGAAATTACCTCTTTGGTAACAAAGCTTTTATTTTTTTAAATACTTCTTCATCTACAGTTCCAGCCATTTCAGATAAAAACTTCATTTCCTTTTCACCTGCTGCTATTCCTGTAATATCTTTTCTATTTTTAAAAAAACTTGTAATTTTTTTTTTATTTTTTAATCTTTTTTTTAATAATTCTTCTTCTAGTGATGCCATAACTTTTCCTATTAGTAATTTGTTGCTTTAGCTGTGTGTAACTTCCCTAATCTTTTTATTTAATCTCATATAAGTTTTGGGGGTCGCTTTTTTCTGACCCCCATGACTTTTGTGAGCTAAATGAGTGTAAAATGATTGTTAATCATTTGATTTGGTTAAATAAGTTAATAATTTAGCCAATTATTTATAAAAATATAAATTAAGTATAGTTTAGTTGCTTTTTTTTTCTAATTTAGAATGATTCTAATAAAAGTGTTGCAAAAATGTCACTATAAGCAAGTCTGTGCTAGATTAATCCATGACTCTCATCATTTTACAATAAACCAAGTTAATCAATAGTTTATTTATCCCACTTAACTACAAGTGGAGATGAATCTGATCCTAAAAGCTGTAAAGTATCTTTTTTTAAGTATGATTTAGGTGCTAATCGTTCTGATTTCCATTTAGTTAGATCAATAAATGATTTAATTAAATGAGTCTGACCTAAATCTGTTTTTTCTTTAAACTTACTATCTTCTAAAGCTTGATTAATAGTATCTGTTGCATCAGATAATAAATATTCTATTCCATCTGTTTTAGCTTGTTCATAATTCTTACGAATTTCTGGATCTTTAGCCATCCAGGTTCTAAATGATTGCCAACATGGTCTATCTTCTTTTTTATTTCTAGGAGATAAACAACTTCTTATAGAAGCTCCTGTAGCAAGTTCCTCATAAATTTCTTGTAATACTTTTGGGTTTTTTTTCGTTTTATTAGCCATTTTATTGTTAAATTAAGGGTTGTAATTGAGTTATCATTGATGTTAAATCAATTAGATTCGTTATTAACCGAATCAGAGAGGAATAATATGCTTAAAAACAATAAAATATTAACTAATCCAGTAAGTATGTTTAAAATTGATATTGTTAAAGTTTTTAAAAAAAGAGAAACTTTAAAAGACATTTTTAAATGTCCAAAACTTCAAAAGAAGCATAAATTACAAGACTTTAAACATCCATTATAAATTTTGGTATTTAGGCAGATAGTTGATTCAAGAGAGAGAGAAAGAAAGAAAATGACTGATCTGCCTAAAAAAAAACTACATATAGTAGGAAATGATAAAACCTATTTATATGTAGTATATTTTTTTTGTCTAACTTTATTGTCAACTTGTCAAATATTTTTTTAAATTTTTGTTTGCAATCTTACAAACTGCAATCAAAGCTTTATTGTATTCATAACCTATTTTAGTATGAGACCAATCTAAATACATTCTTCTCATTTGTCTTAAACTTTTTCTTTGTGGAAAATTCCTCAAATACAATAATTCTCTATCTTTTTCAGTAGCATCTAACATTAAAATAGCAATAAAATCGTAAATTGTAATTTGTCTTGAAGTTAATGTAATTTTGAGTCTGGCAAGGTGTTTGTCCGAATATTTAATGCTATCTTTATCATCTCCAATACCAATACTATTATCTATCACCTTAAACATTGTAGGTAATGTTTTAGCTTTTACTTTGGGCATTTTACTATCACAAAATGATGAAATTTGTAAAAATCTATCTAATTCGTCAATTGTAAGGTTAGTCGTTATCATTTTTATATAATTCCTCAAGGTAGGTGTTAAAGCGATCTTTAGATAATGATTTTTGTAATGTTTTAGTCGTCTTATTTTGATAATATTGTTTCCTGTTTTTTTTGATCTTTTTAACAGCAGATGTGTAATGAATATTAGATGATTTAGTTACCCTTGCCAATGCTTTGGCAACTAATTTAGGATCTACATAATTTACCATTTAATAAATCCCTTATAGGTATAGATAATAGGTATAGATTCAATATCCTTTTTGCTACACCCAAATGAAGTTTTTGCTACACCCATTTACTTATCCTTTTTGACGATGTGAATAACATTGTCTATTTGTTGATTAAATTGTGGATTATTTTTGTTCTTACTTAATTTGATTTTTCTTCGTTTATTTTGATTGTGCTTGATATATTCTTGCATCAGTTCTTTTTCAAAAACATAATGGCAAGTGCTATTATTAATTTGTTTTCTGGCCAACATTCCAAACAGAGTGAGTCTGTCAAGGCACTTAATAAGTGTTTTCCTGGTTTTAATACCAGTTCTATCCATCAAATATTGGTGCGAAACTCTGCAACCTTGTGGAGCATTTTCAAAGCTTTTACAGATTAAATAAACGACCTTTTCATTGGCCGATAAAACTTTATTATTTAAAAGGTAACTGTCAAATTTTTCAAAAGTTTTCATATTTCATTTCCCCAACTATCCCAACCATCAGCTTTCTGTCTGGCAAATAGTTCTATTCTTGGTAGATCACCACAAAGCTCAACAATCCTATTTCTGACACAATCTGGTTTTCTGCTGTGTTCTCTAATTTTATCAATCACCACCTGGTGGACTCCAGATGATATTCTTTTTGGCTTACCTTTAGTTGCAAGCAAACAAATCTCATTATTAGATCTTGTGTAATATCCTAATCCCCAAAACAAACTATCTGCTTTTTTGTTTTTCTTAACCCAGCTAAATCCACAAGTCTTGTAATCAAAATTCCAGGCTTTAATCGTATCTAAACCCTCTTTTAATAATGGATAAGTAACCCAAATAAATAATATACAATTATCGTCTGCAATATCATTTACAGGCATATTTTTTATATCGTCAATTGTCATCAAATCATATTTAGGTGATTTAACATCACCCTTGCTTGACCATGTTTTAAAAGTCCAAGCTGGATCTGCATAAATAATATTGTATTTCTTTTTTGGAAAAGGAATCATGGTGCAACCACCTTTAATTTTATTCCCTCTTTTTTATCTAAATATTTGCCAACTTTTGAAAGTGGCATTTTCCAAACTGTTAATGAATAACAATCAGCACAATAATCTCTGCCTTTTTCTACAATGTCAGCTCTAGCTGCACATTTAATACAAGTTCTTATATCTCCATAAATATTCATTAGTTTAAACCCTTATCTTTAAGCAGCATTATTGGATTTAAAATTTTAAGTGGTACTGACCAAACTTTAGGTCTAGCAAGGTTAAAATCTGTTAAGTAATTATCTTTACCAATTACAGCAGAACTATTTATAAAACCTTTAATAGTAAATTTGGGAGCTTCACTTAATATAAATACATAAATCTCATTTGGCTTTACACCATTAGGTCTAATAATAAGTGAATTGTTATTATTTTTTTTAACTGTTTGTGATCTAACCTGGATATTATAATTTTTGTATTTAACATCAGGAGCTGAACCTACATTTGTATGAAACTCAAATGGTATGCCAAAATACTTACATAAGCTAATCTCTGCCATAGCTCCACTAATACTTTTTGAAATTTTATCTTCTAATGTGCCAGAATATTTATGACCCCAATCCTGGTTTAATTTAATGCTTTCAGTAACTCTTAATAAACCAGTTTGTGCTGCAGTAGTTATCTCATATAAATCTAATTTTATTTCTGGACTCATCTTACCCAATTTCCTTTTTTGTCTTTGCAAAAATGTAAGATGACAGGCTTATCTTTGTGTGTGTGGTAACCCCAAACTTGATTATTACCTACTTCGTAATGAGGATTTAATTTCCAGGTAGTATGTTTTTCAAAAGCTTCTTCACAAGAGATTCGTTTTATCTCTGTGGATATAGGTATTTTTATAAGACTAATTGCAGGGTCTACATCACCACCAGCTAATCCTAAAATTAAAAAAAATATTTTCAATTAAAAAAAACCCTTATTTTACTTGCATTTTCTCTCATAATTCTTCACAATTCATTTATTAAAAAATGAATCATTTAACATAATTAATAACCATTGATAACTATGTTGCAACCACTATCAAGTAAGTATATTGTCAACCTATGATAAATAAAAAGACTACAAACAAATTAAAAATAATGTATAAAACTATTAATATGCCTGATGATCAACATGATGGTTTTAGAAAAGAGGGATTAGATTTTTTAAAACATAAATTTAAAAAAACAACTGACGATTTTATAAAAGATACTTACCCTAAAAAAGACTATGCAAATATGAGAGTTAAAATCTCAAGACTAATTAATAAAGATCCTAATTCACCTCATTATTTTGGAGCTTTAGAATTGGCTAGAGATTTATCTAAATACTTTAATAAATTTAGAACTAATGGAGATCATTATATTGCACCAATGTTTTTTTTAGGTGAATCAACTTATGTAGATATTATTGGTGCAAGTTATAGTAATGCACAAGTTGGTTTGTTTAAAAAATCAGAAATAAAAAAAATTGCAGTACCAACTAGATATAATGGTTATCAAGCAATAACTTCAAAAAATCCTATATCAAGTGGTATGATTAGACTATTTAAACCAAGAAAATTAGTTAGTTATACTGCTGATAATATGTTTAGCATAGCACAAGATAAAAAAACTAGAATAATTTGGGTAGGTTTTATTGAGCCTAAAAGTAATGGTAAATATGATATTCTTGATAAATCATCTTCAACTGGAAAAACAATTCAAACACTAGCTGACAATATTGATTTAACTTGGTCTAGCAAAATTGAATATTCTTCATTTCCACAGTTTTGGGATTATTAATCTATTTATCATTGAGTGATAATTAAGTTGCTTTCAGCTATACATAGTGTAGATACTAGGTATGGAGAAACGAATCAGAAAAGTTGCAGAGTGCTACACAAAATTCGGTTTGCAACACACTTCAAA